TATTAAAGACGGATTGGCTTACTATTGGTCAGACGAGGTCAACGAGCAATACGACCAAGCCGAGGCGGACCATAAGGAGATTAAAAATCGCCTAGATGCAATTGATAACAATGACATGGGCTGGCAATCGAACGAAGAACGCGATGCGCTCAGAAATCAAGTTAAAGGCGATCCCAAGTACATCACCTATCTTATGTGGGAAAATTTAGCACAAGGCAGAACGAAATTTAGGGATGAAGTAAGCGCGTATATCAAGAGCAAGACACCGCAAGAGGCGGAAGAACACCGCCAGCGTGCCATTGCGATGAAACCTATTCTTGCAGAATGGGCCAACGCAAATACCCCCGAAGAGCGAGACGCCGCCAGAGCTAAATGGAAAGAGCTAACACAGAGGTAGAACTTATCAAACTAATATGCATGGAGCGAGTTATCTTTGCCCCATGCATATTTACATTGATTAATCATGGCAGAAAAAGTAAAATTAATACCGCTTAGTCGAATCCGCCCAAAGGATCCAGATAGCGAGCTTGACAGCGTTGTACGCGAAAAAAAACGCGGCAGCCGCCGTACTTTCGACATATTGATGCAAGCGCAGCAATATTGGAATAACATGGACCAATTCCGCAGAGACCGCGAGCGCTGCAAAAGATACACCTATGGAGACCAATGGAGCGACAAGATAGACGTTGACGGCAAACTGATTACCGAAGAGGAATATATTAGGCGTGAAGGCAATACTCCGCTTAAGAACAACGTCATTCGCCATACGGTACGATCTATTTTAGGCGTATATCGTGGCCAATGCAAGGAGCCGATATGTACAGCCAGAGACCGAGAAGAGCAATCTCTTAGCGAAACAATGACTACATTGTTGCAATGTAATATGCAAATCAATCGACTGTCAGAAATATATGCACGTTCGTTGGAAGAATTTCTCATCAGTGGCATGGTCGTGCATCGTAAATATTATGGCTGGGAAAATGGTACGCTAGATTGCTGGACTGATGTAGTAGACCCCGAAACCTTTTTTATCGACAACAATATGCGCGATTTTAGAGGTTGGGATGTGTCAATGTTAGGTGAAGTACACGACGTCTCATTTCAAAAACTTTGCAGAAGGTTTGCGAAATCACCGGAAGATACAAAGCGGTTACGCGAGATATATACAGACGCAGCTGAGTCTTCACATATTGTCTATTGTGCAGAAAAGTTCGGTTATAGCAGCCTAAAGAATTTAGATTTTCTTTTTACCAATCAACCTGGCCGTTGTCGAGTAATCGAAGTGTGGCGTTTGGAGAGCAAACCGCGATATCAGTGTCACGACTATTGCACTGCAAAATTTTTCAAATGTGAATTAGACGAGTACCAAGAACTTGTAGTAGCTGAAAACGAAGATCGTATCAGACGCGGTACCGCACTTGGTATGTCTATTGACGATATTCCACTCATCAAATCGGAATACTTTCTAGATGAATATTGGTATTACTATTACCTCACTCCGTTTGGAGACGTCTTAGATGAAGGCGAAACACCATACGCACACCAAAGTCACCCATACGTATTCAAGTTTTATCCTTTCATTAATGGTGAGATTCATAGCTATGTAGCGGACATCATCGACCAGCAACGCTACATCAACCGACTTATAACAATGTACGACTGGGTTATGCGAGCAAGCGCAAAAGGTGTGCTATTGTTCCCCGAAGAGTGTTTGCCCGATGGCATGTCAATGGAAGATATTGCAGACGGGTGGTCACGCTTTAATAGCATGATTCTATTTAAAGCAAAAGCCGGTTCAGTCATACCTCAACAAATTTCGAACAATGCAACTAACGTGGGTATAGCAGAGTTGCTCAACGTACAGCTCAAACTTGTTGAAGAAATATCCGGAGTTAACGGAGCATTGCAAGGTAAGACAGGTTATGCAGGCACGTCAGCCGCACTCTATAACCAACAGACACAGAACGCAGCCACCGCATTGTTAGACGTCATGGAAAGCTATGGCACATTTGTTATAGAAACCGCGTCTAAGAATCTCAAGCTCATTCAACAATACTACGATGATAAACGCATCAAGAATATAGCCGGCAAGAACGCATCAGTAGCAATTGACCCGTCAGAGATACGCAACTTAGAGTTTGATGTCTCTATTTCCGAGAGCACATCAACACCGGCATATCGACAAATGGCGACACAAATGCTAATGGAGCTATGGAAAGCGCAAGCGATCAGCACCGAGATGTTGCTTGAACATGCAGACATACCTTATGCAGATGAGCTATTACAAGCTATCAAATCGCAGAAGGCACAACTTGAGCAAGGACAAACGCCCGATGCAATATCGCCGGAATTACAACAACGTGTTGCGCAGTCTGCAAACCAGACAAGCGTTAACAGACTATATAACGGAATCACAGCACCACAAGCAAATGAAGGAGGAATAAGGCAGTAAACAAATGCGGTTGAGACGTGAGTCCCGACCGCATTAATATTTATCTCTTTGTTTTACTAGGCCTACCGCGAACAACGGTAGGTTTTTTATTTACATTCTCAAGCGCCAAAGGGTCATGAGTAAGAGTGGCAATACCTTCAAGATTTTGCTTTGGCGCGGTGTAACCACCGACGCAGTACCGATTTTTTCTTTCCATAGAGTTTCTTGCGTTTGCGGCATGCGTCGACCCACTTGTAATACATTTCAGCTTTACGCACCTGGTCATAAGCAGACAGGTAGCCGTCCCCATTAGCATACGGAGTGAAATAGAACGACTCGTTAATCAAGTGGAACACGCGTGCATCCTGGTTAATATACTTTTTATTTTTTAGTTTGCGGAAGTTGTAGCGATCCATTACTATCAACTTAAGCGATGTCTCATCCGCAGGAAGGACATAATAACGATGGCCGTTGAGTTCGTGTGCCATGTTTGCCTTCTTGATTGCCTCACGATATCGAAGTGCGGCAAAGAATTTTACAAATACATTCATATTGTTATAGTTTTATATTGTAGCCGCCCCTTTTGCGATACGCGCAGAAGGACGGACAGTTTTTTGTCTTGGTTTAATCTTGGGCATATCCATTTCGTGGAAACAGATATGCAACCCAATTGCACGTGTCATCAACAAGTCATCATGCCGACCCACGATAGCACCAAAAGCACCATTTTGCTTGCGTTCGTAACACTCATACTCATTGAGACACTCCTCGTCACGCTCGATATACAAGCCGTCACGTATCACCTTTACCAGCGTAGATATAATCATTGGCTTAGTTGATACGTTGGTGTGAAAGCCATACTTGCGTGGACGGCCTTCAATAATATCTTCCTCCGACTGCTTACGTGCGTATAAGTTGTCATACTCTTCTTTTATTTGATTAAGAATAAAAGAAGACTGATCGCCATCGACGCTGCGCTCTTTGTCGTGCGTTTCCAAAGTGTTGGACTCGATAACAAGTAAGGCGTTGTCATAGAAGGCGGCTATTTGCGCTGCTTTCCACGCCAAGATATCCATGTCAATATGCCCATACCATTGAGCGACAACGACAGGTTTCTCTCCGTCAATCATCATCATCCGATCGAACACGCAGATAACAGACCAGTCAGCTTTGCCCGAGCGACCACCAATATCGACAACGACAAGATATCTATTCGTCACAATCTCATCCTCGTCTATTTCGGGCAAAGCCCACACGCGCAACATACCTTGTGCATCCGCAGAGAACTTGAGATGTTTGAAAGCACCTTTGCCGCTATCATCATCACCATAGACGTCACCCACGTATTTAGGCGGACGACACGACTTGCGCAGTTTTTCAATCTTGTATCTATCAAAGACACGCTCACCGGAGTGCACGAACGCCTCAACATCATCAGACGGATATTCAGACGCCATGTCTCCATGATCGCGATATTTCTTGCGCTCCTCAACATACCAATGAATACCTTCGAGCGTTGCGCCCAATTCCCACAAACGCCACAAATATGCGCCAGGCTCTTCACGATCAGTAAATGCAGTCTCACCGTTGCGGTTCTTGTACAACCATTCTGCAAACTTCGTTAAGTCGTCATCAGTTTTGAAGGGTAACGAATAGAGATCAATATCATACCAAGCGATAAACAAAGCCGAAAATTGAGACGTGCCACGTTTGGCCGCGTCATATTCACGTTGAAAGAAGTTGCCCGTACCATTTGCCGTTGACTCGTAGATAATCATAGTCATAGGTTCAGTGATAAGCACGCCCGAACATGCAGAGCGCACTATGTCTTCCGGTTTCTTGCCGTCAGTTGCTTTCCACACTCCGACCTCCGACAAGTGCACAAGGTTATAGTCGCCGCCACGGCAAGAGTCAGGGTTTTCGGCAGTACCAACTTTAATCTTGCAATTGCGTTGCGGCACACGGAAGATAGCGCCAGACTTACCAACGCCAACCAACTTGCGTTCGTTCTCATTATACGCATCCCCTAGTTGGTGTAGCAAC